GTAATAAGAGTTTCCTCTTCAAAAGCTCTGTCTGATGATTCTTCTGTAAAGATTTCAGCGTGTTCACGCTCCCATCTTTTGTACTCCATACCGAATAGGGCGTGGAGTCCCGGCTCCAACTCTTTGACAAGTTGGGTTCTTGATATAACAGCCATATTATTGTCCTCCTATTACACGCCCACAGTTCCATCAGCATCAATGTGTTGGTTAAGTTCATGTTCATGAATTGTAACCTCAAGGATACCATTGGTTCCGTATTCGTTCTTTGGACTGTCAAATTTACGAAGGATTCGTAAACCGGCAGTACCAGTTCCTGTTGTTCCACTAATTTCAAATCTGCTTTGACCAGTAGTAGTATCACCAGAACCTGCTACGATATCGGCTAAGTTACCAATATCTGCAAAATCTGCACTACCTGCTGATTGTACAGCAAATACAATGTTAGGGTCGTCATAAATATAAGCAGTGACATCGCCACTTGCTTGTGTTGCTGTTCCCGTTGGGAAGTATTTAACAAATTTAACTTCTCCGTCTGATGCAGTATATTGAGCACCTGCGAAAACACCTAATATTCTATTACCGGCAGCAGCTACATCAATGTAGCCTGTGCCTAATAATTTAACACAATCACCAGTAAAAATATTAGATGATGTTTCACTAGCTATTTTATACTCATTAGTACGAATTTGCCCACCTGTTAAATGTCTCACCGGTTTTAAACCGAATGCGGCATCTACATTAGCCATATTTTCTCCTAATTGTTAATAGTTAAAAACCCGCACCCGTATCTAAAATTATTCTGAATTTTTCTTTTTACCGAAAGATACAGAACTATTACGCCTTTGTGTTATTGGCATTGATGGATTTTGTTCTTTAAGCAAATCATTGTCAACGGCTTCAGTCTGAGTAATAGTTTTTTTATCAAAATACTCTTTCTTAGCATCAGCCATCTCTGTATCAATTTTTGCTAGAACTAAATCACCAGTTCCAATTACGCCTGCGTACTTTCCAGATTCGTGTACAGGGACATCAAAATCGGGGTGTTCTTCTTTTCTAACGAACTCATAGCCTTCACGCTTACGTTTAGCTATATTTCGAGCGTCATCCTCCCCACCCGTACTCACTCTTAACCATCTGTATTTAACGCCATCGACATTAGGTTCTGGAGCATCTAGATATGAAGGAGGTGTATAAGTTACTTTTCGTTTCTGATGAGACCTAGATGTGCTCGCATCAGACGGTGTTTTTATATTTTTATTGGTCATTTGTGTTCCTCACAAACTTGGCGTATTCATTTGGTGGCACACCTAATTTTTTAGCCATCGCCAACTGACTAGGGGTCAAAGAGACCTTTTTTGAAGGTGCGGATGAAACACGAGATACACTCGCTACGACTTGTTTTGGTTGTTTTGTTTCCTTTTTCATAACTGGAAACGCATCTTCCAAACGCCTGTCTAATTCAGAATAATACTCCTCAGACGAGGGATTGTATCCTTCCATTTTTAATTGGGCATCAATAGCATACGCTGCTCCCGTTTTTGGTGCATCTTGACCAAACCACGAATTACTTTGAGCCCATTGTAAAGCTCTAGGGTCTGGTTGTTGTGCATTCTGCTGTGCTGAAACTTGTTGTTGAGGTTGTGGTGCAACCGAAGGATACACTGGGGCCTCTTCAACTTCTGGAGCATCAAAAAGATGTTTTTGATTTTCCAAAGTTTTAATTTCAACTTTAGCATCTGCAATTGATTCGGCTGCTCTTAACATTCCGTCTGAGTCGCCTGCCTCATGTGCAGATTTATGTTCGCTGCGTGCTTTCTCCAAAAGTTTACCGGCTGATTCAAGTCTGCTCTCGTAATGGTTCTTTTGAAGTTGTTTGTAATCTTTATTAAGTGTGTTGTTTTTTTGCAACTCACCTTCTAGTTGAGCTATTCTAGATGCATACTGATTACGCTCAGTTTCATAGACGCTCTTCTGCCTAACAAGGTCGTCTATTCTTCGTTGAAGTCTCGATTTCTTTTTCGGTTGTTCATCTTCCTCTTTCTCCTCAACGGGTTCAGATTTAGTTTCTACAACTTCCTGTTCCTCTTGCTCTTCAACATTCGCTTCTTGAGGTTGTGCCTCATCAGCGTCTGCCGTTTCTTCTGGCTGTTCGGCTTGCTCCATCGTTTCTAATGCTTCTTCTGCATCAAATGCTTTGAGCTTTTCCTCTTTGCCATCATCAACGACTTGCATCGGCTTTTTAGCCGAAGAGTCATGTATAATTTGCATAGGTTTCTCCTAAGAATTTTACGCTGTTATAATAACAGCTAATTGAAATAACTAACTTATTTCATTTATATCTGGGACTACACCCAGAATCTCGTCATCGTTCATAATTCTAAGTTCGGCTTGACCATACTTAAATCTATGACCTGCATATTTACCAAACATAACATAGTCACCTAGTTCACACCAAGATTTTGTCATGTCATCTCTTTTGTATGCATCGGTTCCCACTTCAATAACTTTACCTATTGAAGCTATTGCTCTGTGGTCTTCTATCGACTTGCTTGGTAAATATATACCCATGTTAGTTTTGTTAGATACATCTAATACTTTAATTAGTATTCGATGGCCAACAGGTTTTGGGTATTTGTCGTTTTTTAAATCAACTTCTTCAAGTTTAAAAGTAGTGTTACTCATCGTCATCATCCTCTATATATTTAGAAGATTCTCTTATCAAATCTCTAGCGATTTGCAAACCTTGTAGTTCACCAACTACTTTTTTGTAATCTGTTTCTGGTATCTTTCCAAAGGCAAAGGCATCCTTTCTATCGGATATTTGTTTGTCTATTTTTGTAGACACATGTTTAATGAACTTTGTTATTTCCACTTATTTTTTTTTCATTATTTTTTGTAATGTTTTAGCTTGTCCTGCATGTAATTTAGATGCTTTCTTTAAACCTTTAATTACTTTTTTTACTTTTTTCTTTTTAGACTTTGTTAACATTAAAATATACCTTTAAACTTTGTTCCTCTCACCTTAATACCAGTTCTAGCTTTTTTCTTTTTAGCTCTCTTTTTTACTGCTCCACCTTTTTTCATTCTTATCATAGCATCGGGACTTAAACCTCCCATCCCTTTAGTTTCTTCTATAATTGATTCGGCTTTTGAAATATTTTTTTTATCTTTATCTGTTAAATTTTTTTTGTTTTTTAAGTTTTTTATATAACCTTTTATATCTTTTAATTTAACAAATTTACCTGCCCCTGTAAGTAATTTAGTAATCATTAGAATACTCCTTTAAATTTTTTACCACGAATGGCTGCACCAGTTCCTCTAGATACTTTAGTCTTAGTCTTGGCTCTTTTCTTAACTACTCCGCCACCGGCCATTCTATTTTTTTCCATTTGTTCTTTTACATCACTTACAAATTTTACTCCACCCCCTAGTGTTGCTGTGCCTGCTGCTAACCCTGCTGCTATTGCAATTTTTTTACCTGTGGACATACCCGGATTTGTTTTTCCTAATCTATCAAATATTTTCTTTTGATTAGGTGATAAATCTTCGTAAGTTTTTTTTGCTTGTTGTTGTAATTTAGTAAATTTACCTTTTTCTTGTTGAACGAAAGCCTTTTCTTTTTCTTTGTATTTCTTTGCTCCTTCTTTAAACTTTTTCATCGCTGCGGGTATTGCACCAATAAATGTTTTAAAGATACCTTGTTTATTTAGTTTTGTTTTTTTTGGTGGTTTAAGTTCTTTTTCTGCCATTTAATACTCCTAAATATATTTTTTTCTGCCTTTCATCTTTACAAAGGATGAAGGTTTGTATGGTTTTCTTTTTCTTTTCTTTTTAACATAACCACCTTTTTTTAGTGGTATCATATCTAATGATGGCTCTTCTTTATCATCATCATCTTTTTCCTTTTTCTTTTTTTCTTTCTTTTCTTTCTTCTTTTTTTCTTTTTCTTCTTCAAGTTCTTTTTCTAATTCTTCTTCAACATCTGCTGCTGTTTCATCGTCACCAAATAAAATTTCATATATCTCTTTACCTTCTTTCCCTATATTTTGTGACGCCTTAACAATATCTGTAATGATGCCTGTTTTTTTATCACCAGTTAATTGACTTACACTTTCTTGTAAATATGGAACGCCATACATAGCAAAATCTAATCCTTCTTTTGGATTAGCTAAATATGGAGCAGTCATTGAAGGTGTTATCACATTAGACATAAAACTAGTATTTGTTGGTGCAAATCTAGTTCCTGTTGCTAGACTTTGTGCATACTGTGGAAGACTACCTAAAGAGATATTACCAATTCTGTTAGCTCCTTTTTGAAGTAAATTTAAACCTCCTTGAGCAACTCTTTGTCCTGTAGGTGACATGGCAAATCTACTTAACGCTGCTATTCCTGCTCCTGCGTAAGGCAAAAGTGGTAAAAGTGGTAAAACCATTACTCTTTATCCTTCATGTTTTGTTTTGCTATTTCACTCATTGTTTTCTCTCTTGCCAGA